GTTACATTGAATTCATAATTATCGAAGTCTGCTTCAACTGTGACCTTGTTCAGTTCCACACGAGGTTCAAATTGGTTAATTGTGTATTCAATCTCCGACTGAATGGAATCAGCGGTGAGTTTATCAAAGTTCTCGAACAGAAGTGCTGAAACATTAGAACCAACACTTGGTTGAAATGGTTTCTCCCCAGGAACAGTCAGCACAAGATTCTTGAGAGCACGAGCAATCGCATTCTCATTTCTCAGTGCAATCAGATCATCATTCATTGGATTGATCTGAAATGAAGCACTGATATCTTTAAAACCACTGCTGGTCCTTTGTGCAGGTTGAATTGGCACAGATGTACTTACAACAATTCAACCTTATTTATGGGGTTAAAATTCGGTTAGAGGAATGGGTTCTGTTCCATACTCCCAATCATCATAATCTTCATCATTACGGATCTTCTCATGAAGTTCCTTTTGAACCAAGAAGTCATGCTTCTTTGGTGTAAGTTTGTCATTTGCGATTTCACGAAGCATCTTCTGATGCATGTGATTTGCTTCGTTGTCTAAAAAGTCGTGCATAGTGCTTCCTGATTTACAATGAAATCAGAACTTTTTAAGGGGTTCCTATCCCTTTAATAATTTATGTCCTTATACAGATTAGTCTTTTCTTCTTCAGTCTGCCAGTAATAATCATCCGTGTCACCCAGTCGTCCCCAACGAACACCGTTCTCCACCTGATACTCAATGGTTGACACCTTGAAGTCAGGAACCAGTGGGAGGTCTGGTGTGATGGACAGATCATACAGTCTCATCCTGTTGTTCGGATAAAGAGCAAACTGACCATTTTCCAATTCAACACAGTTATGTGACTTATGTTCTTGTGGAACCTCACTGACATTATTATCAATCACATCTGGATTCGAATGATAATTATCAAGAGTAAACAGATACTGACCCTTGATGAAACCATGATCCCGAGAGTAAATCTCCGCATCCATTGAGGAGATGAATCCCTTATTCATACAGACAACACCATAATCCATACAGTTCCAGAACTGCAGATTGGGAAGATCCAAATCAGGATCAGGTGTCTTTGGTTCTCTTACAAACGCACTAATGGGCAACTTATCATACATTGCACCATACTGTGGCAAATAAGTCTCAAAATAAAAAGCACGTCCAGGAATCGACTTTGCCGAAACCCAGACGCCCTCTACAAACTCCCCATGACCATCCTGATGATCGAGAAGATATTCTTTACGAACGTAAATTCTTTCTGCGGGAAGATTGCAGATTAAATTCATCTACCTTGTCCTCTGTACTTCTTCTTTGCCTTGTTGCGCGATGTCGCTGCATATTTAGTGTTGCGTCCACAACCCTGTCGTGTGTTCTTGGGGAGTGACTCCAGAACGTCAACTCCACCCTTACCCTTCTTAAACTTTGCCATTTAAACCTCAGATAACACGAGTCTTTTCGTGACCAACTCGAATGCGAGGGTCACACCAAATTTCATAACCTGCTTCAATCGCATCCAGACAGAACGAAACGTCCTCACCACACATATCCTGAACAGCACCAGATTCAAACACTTGCATCTTTGGAGCGAACCAAGGATAAGTCATCTTCTCATCCTCAAAGACACCCTTCTGAATCATGACCCAACCGAAACCAGTGTAATCAACAGTAAAAGGTTTCTTACGCTTCGTAATGCCATCAACCATCTCATGATTCATGACACCACCATTACTGCGGAAGTCATCCTCCTCCAACCAGTGTGCAACAGAGGTGGTACGTCCATCCTCAGTTGAATACCAACCAGCACTAATGGGACGCATGTTCTCCTGAATGATTTCACCTTCTTCATCCAGTGCCTCAGCAGGAAACGCAACATCACACAGTTGCCAGAACTTTTCAGTGTTGAAGATGATGTCACTGTCAATCCACAGTTGCCAATCATATTGCAACTTACCATCCCAAGGAATCTGATTCGGTCCACGCAGAACATTTGCACCCAGACACTTACAACGGGCAAAGTTCACCATGGAACTGTAGTCCTGAGAGATCTGAATGCTCATCTGATTCTGAACCAGATCGAAACACAACTGAACGAAGTTCTTTAGAAACGCATATGAACACCCGCGCCCTGGAAGACAGAAGACAATTGCCTTTCCCTTCATTCGTGCTTTAATTGCATCATAATCCCATTCGGGACCATCCTGCTTTGTGTTAGGCTTTGATGCCTTTACAGTAAACCCTTTGGCCATGAAATTAAATTCACTCCACTTCAGTTTTAATTATAACGTCTTATTTAGTGCCCCTCAAGGGCATGGCGCTGTGCTAACAGAAAGGCACAATGCAACTCCTTAAAGGTCGCAATCACCACCTTCATTTCATACTCATGAATCAACGCATCAATCTCACGATCATTCAGACCTCGTGTTAACTCATGCGCGATCAGTTTTGCTTGCTCCTCAGTCATTTCCCTACGGGCGCTATTTTTTCGGTTTTTTCCCTCGCGGAATTTTCAAAGGACTCTAAGTTATTAGAGGTCCCTTCGAGAACACTTAGAGTCACTCCTCCAAAGATCATACAGATCATGAAGAAAACAACAGGTGTAAACAATCTAAAAGTTTTTAAAATTATTCTTGCAAATGCTCTGACGAACACAAGAAGAAATCCAACTTTCAGAACTCTCCCCTCACTCCAATAAGGAGGTGTCTGGGAGTAACTCTGCAGTCTGGAAGGAGATGAAGAAACTTTCTC